TAAACCAACCGGTTTTGATAATTCAGATAATGGTAGGTCTTTAAATCTTTCAACCTGGTCTGTGTTAACTAAAAGTAATACAGAAGATAAATATTTTATCATACCATCATTTGGTAATACAATAAATCAAATAAATGATGAATGTTTTAAAAACAATAATTTAAAAATTGAAATCACAAACAATCCAGCATTATTTAATGGTTCAGTTAGAATGTTTTGGGGTGCACCTAATTATGGTTATTTTGATTTAACAAAAATAACTAAACCGGACCCAAGTTCATATATGAAAGAAATATTTCCAGATAAAGAAATACAACAAAATTTTTCACTAAATGGTGATAGTAAAAAATACAATAAAATATCTGAAATATTCACAACATTTGAAACAGAAGTTTTAGATTATTTTGAAGAAGAATTTTTAAATTTTAGTAGATCAATTTATGATTATAATACTTTAATTGCCGGAGAACCGGGTGAGGAAACTGAACTAGAAATAGCATTTAAAAATTTTCAATACTTAATGAGACAACTTATGGTTATTGAAAAACCAACAAATTTACAAAATGAAACATTGGTTAATGAGGTTATTCAAAAACAAAATGAAAATTTCCAAAAAATATTTAGTAAATTTATGGAGTATGATGTTACTTTTAAAATGGGTAACCCAACAATGTTTAATAAAAGATTGTTTTATAGTTTCTCAACTAAGTTTATTGAAGACCCAATAACGTACCAAGGATATAACCAAGGTACAACAGGATCATTACCAACAAATGGTGGTTCAATAACGCTAGCACAATCAAAAACGGCAAATCCACAAACTTGGAAAGACCTTGAATATTATGTTGGCTTTTCTGAAATACCTGAATTGGTTTATTCTGATAATGGTTCTTATATTACAGATTTTTTTGTTGATATGAATGTACAATTTACTGAAAAAAATGTTAAAGATTTTGCACCAATTATTAAATTATATGCAACACAAAAATTAAATAATAAAAACATTAATGTTTCTGACTTTTTTACATTAATGAACACATATTTAGATACGTCAGAATTGTATTTAAATAATGTTCTAAACGATTTAATGACAGGTATTAGAAATGAATTACCAGATATTATTGTTTCAAATGAAGGATTAGATACTAAAGCACCACTTCAGGGGACACAATCACGAGACGAACTTTGGGATTCGTTAAAATCACTAAACGACACTTGGATTGCGGGTGGTGACTTTAAAAATAAAACATTGTTTGAAGATGTTCTATTATTTGACAGAGCTAGTAAAGATATTGGACAAAAAGTTTTAGTTGACATTTTTAAGGTAAAAGATATGATTGAAACCGGTTTACCTAAAAATACATGGTATAACATTATAAGTTCAATATTACAAGAAAATAATTTTACTGTTTTACCCTTACCAGCTTTTACAAATTTTTATAACGTACAAGATGTTGTAAAAAATCCAGTACCTAAATCAGAGGGTAGTTTAGAATTTGCAAATTCATTCTGGGGTACATTTTTAAATGTTGATTATAGAAATTCATCACCAAAAATCTTATGTTATTATAATAACAAACCAAGTAATCATTTAGCAATGAATGATAATGCTGATTACAAGTATAGAGATGATGCTTTTGATTTAAGAAGGGCTAGCGATAATCCATTATTAGAAAATCAAATAGGTAAGAAAAATTGGGATAAATCAAATAAAATTGTAGGTTTTAATGTTGATGTTAGTTTACAAAATCAACAAATATTTGAAAGTTTTAGTTTAACTCAAAACGCCGGACAACCAACAGCAGAATCATTACAAATGATTACAGAAATGGCAAATCAAAGTAGAAATAGAGGTGTTGGTACACAAAATGTATCATTGTATAATCTATATAAAAATAGAAGTTATTCTTGTACTGTTAATATGATGGGTAATGCACTTATACAACCAATGATGTATTTTAATTTAAGAAATGTACCAATGTTTAGTGGTCCATATATGATTACTAAAGTTTCACACGAAATTTCAGAAGGTGAATTTAAAACAAATTTTACTGGTACTAGACAACCTTTTTATTCTTTACCAAAAATAGATAATTTTATACAGTCTCTAAGTGTTAATCTTATAAGTAAAATTAAAGAACAAATTCAAAAACAAGAAAACGAAACAAAAAACTTTAGTGGAAATGTAATAACAGAATCGGTTAATGTAGTATCTAATGTTTTTGGTACTGAAAAATTAACATCAAACCAAAATTGTTCAGATAAACTAAATAATTCATATTTAGGTTACACAACTGTTGACGCACCAAAAGTAACTAAGAAAACTTTAGGAGAAATGAATAATGAAATTAAAAACAGATTGGTTAATATTGGTTTAAAACCAGGCGTTGACCAATTAGAATTGGATTTAAGGACTTTGTTATTTATATTTTTCTATCTTGATACCGGAAATCAAACAGGTTTTCAAGCCTACGAAAATAATTTTGGATCTGTTAATTTAACTGAAACATATGGACCATCATTTATAACTTTTATAAATAAAAAATATTTTTGTATTTCAAAATCTAATAGTATAAACGTACCATTAGTTTCTTTTCCAACAAGTACTGATTTTATAGATTTTGCAATATCAAAAATAAAACCTTCAATTGGTTCTTATGAAAATAATAGAACAATTGAAAATGCCGTAAAACAATATGTAAATTTATGGGCAAACGTTAAAAACCCAGATGTTTATAACAAATTAACAGAACAAGATATTATAAATATAAACGCTAAAGCAAACAAAGCTTCAGAAATTTTTAATTCATTAAACCCATAACTTTATTAAATATTGATATATTTATTATAAAAATATTAATTATGAATACAAAATTAATTTTAGATAATTACTTAGGTAAAAATACAAGAATTTCAGAAAAAGAAACAGGAAATGGTTTTAAAGAAGTTTGTGATTTAGATACTGGTGATTGTTATACGATTAGAGAAAAAGACGGTCTAATTGAAAGAGTAGATAATACTATGAAAACAAACAAAAAAATCCAAGTTGAAACAAAAACAGGAATAAAACAATTATTGAACGGGTAAAATGAGTGTAGATAAAAAAATTTTAGAAGAAATTAATAGATTCAAATCTATAAATAATTATATTTTAGAACAAGATGCACCACCACCAGACCCAATGGCAGCAGGAGGAGCACCACCACCAGACCCAATGGCAGCAGGAGGAGCACCACCACCAGGAGGAGACCCAATGGCAGCACCACCAGCAGGAGGAGCACCAGCAGGAGGAGCACCAGCACCAGCAGGAGGAGCACCAGCACCAGCAGGAGGAGCACCAGCACCAGTTGATTTAGCGACAGATAAAGATGTTGAAGAATTAGGTGCCGATGGTGAGGACAAAGAAGGTGAAAAATTAGATATTACAGATTTAGTAGATTCTCAAAAAAATATTGAACAAAAACAAGAAGAATATTTTAATAATTTATTTAATCAATTATCAACATTAGAAAAAAAATTAGCAGATATGGACCAATTAGTTTCTAAAATTGATAATTTAGAAACTAAAATTGAAAAAATGAGACCAAAAACCGCTAAAGAAAAACTTGAATTAAGAACTTTAGATTCTGGACCATTTAATCAAAAACTTTCTGATTTTTTTAATGACAAACAACAAGATATTGAAAAATCTGGTAAAAATGAATACGTTTTAACATCTGATGATATTGAATCATTTTCTAAAGATCAAATAGAAGATTCTTTTTATGATTATGAAGATGATAAAAATGATACTGATATGATGTAATGTTTAAGGTCGTAATTTGCGACCTTAAATAATTTTTAATACTTTATTGACTGCGACAACAATTTAACTTATATTTTCTATTGTAAACTTTTAATTAATATATATATGGCGACAAACAATGTTTTAGATGCGGTTTTGGCTCAGTATGAAAGCTCAAAACAAAGTGGTTCTTCTTCCACTGCAAAAATGTCACAAGAAGAAAGAATGAAAAAGTATTTTGCTGCAATACTTAAAGACAACGAAAAGCAAGCACAAAAGAAAATCCGTATTTTACCTACTCCAGACGGATCTTCACCTTTTAAAGAGGTATGGTTCCACGAAATTCTTGTTGATGGAAAATGGCAGAAATTTTATGATCCAGGAAAAAATGACAATGAACGTTCACCGTTAAGTGAAGTTTATGATGTTCTTATGTCAACTGGTAAAGAATCTGACAAAGAATTAGCAAAACAATACAAACCTCGTAAGTTTTATATTGTTAAGGTAATTGACCGTGAGAATGAACAAGACGGACCTAAATTCTGGAGGTTCAAACACAATTACAAACAAGAAGGAATTTTTGATAAAATCATTCCAATCTATAAGGCAAAAGGTGATGTTGCAGATGGTGAAAAAGGGAGAGACCTTATTTTAGAATT